TGGCTGTGGCATCAATGCTGGCTGTGGCATCAATGCTGGCTGGGGCATCAATGCTGGCGAAGGCATCAATGCTGGCTGTGGCATCAAGGCTGGCGAAGGCATCAATGCTGGCTGTGGCATCAAGGCTGGCTGGGGCATCAAGGCTGGTACGCACATCTATTGCGAAAAGCGCATTTTTGCTGGCTTGTCCGTATATCGCACAAGCGAAGACTGTGACAAGGTTATCAAGTGCGCCGAACTTCAGAAGGGTGAAATTGCCTATGGTGAACTGGTAATTGAACCGAAGCTGAAGCCCTGTCCTTTCTGCGGCAATAAGACCACAAAGATTCTTTCCAAGGCAGAGATCGGAGGCGAATGCTACGATCCCGATTCCTATGCAGTTATTTGTTCTGTTTGTGATGGCGGTTGTGGCGCGACTGGCGGCTATAAGGACAACCGCGCAGAAGCGGCTGCCAACTGGAATCAGCGGGCTTAATACATACCACAACGAAAGGATGACACCGAATGAATAAAGTTATTATGATCGGCAGACTTTGCGCCGATGTCGAAACAAGAACCACTAACAGCGGCAAAACGGTTGCCAGCTATCGCCTTGCGGTTGACAGACGATTCAAGCAGGAAGGCCAGCCGGAAGCGGATTTTTTTAACTGTGTCGCATGGGGCAGCAATGGTGATTTTGCTTCCAAGTATCTGAGCAAGGGAACAAAGATTGCCATTGAAGGCCGTCTTCAGTCCAGAAGCTACGATGACAAGGACGGGAAGAAGGTCTATGTCACAGAAATCATCGTGGATCACCACGAATTCTGCGAAAAGAAGGCCGAATCTTCTAGCAGCTACGGCGGCGGCTATTCTACCCCGGCATATTCCGAAGCCCCGGCGCAGGGTTTTGCAACGCTGGACGATGAAGATGGAGAACTTCCGTTCTGATGGGTGGCAAAGTCAACAGCAAGCAGAAGGGCGCACGGTTTGAACGATTGCTTGCTTCTAAATTCCGTGACTACGGTTATAAGGACGCTAGAAGAACCGCCCAGTATTGCGGCAACACCGGGGACGCATCCGATGTGGTCGGGCTTCCTGGAATCCATGTGGAAGCGAAACACGCTGAAGCAATGCGCCTGTATGAATGGATCAGTCAGGCCAAACGGGATGCGGCGGCAAATGGGAAGGGCAACCTTCCCGCCGTGTTCCATAAGAAAAACAACGCTGAAATCCTTGTGACGATGACCCTTGATGACTGGATGAACCTTTACAGGGAATTTGAAGCCGGATTTGATCTGAAAGGATGATCGCAATGGATGTGAAGAAATGCGACAGATGCGGAAGCATCTATGAAAACCGCAACATTCTCCCACTTGAATCGTGGGTTCACGATGTTTGCGTAAAGTTGAAGGTGGCTTTATGCCTTGGTGAGATCAAAAAGCATTTCGATCTCTGCCCAGACTGCACCGAACAACTTAGAAACTGGCTGAAAGGAAGTGCAGAACATGATTGATTTTTGCGAACGGTGCAAGCACAAAGGGGATCACGATGGAAAGTGCCTGGGCTGTATCGGCAGAGTAAACGAGCATGGTGTGGAGGATATGCTCCCGACCCACTTTGAATCCATCGAAGGACAGCACCCGTCCGGGATGACCAACCTCGAACGCCACGCGTTGATTTGTTCCGAGTTGAACGAATTGTACAAGCGCAAAAATACCGACTATGGCGATTCGTTCCACAAAACCTTCCTTGAAGAAGGCATGGCAATGCCACGGATCAGGCTTTCGGACAAGCTGGAACGCTTTAAGCGTCTGACCCGTAGCGGTGAGCAGAATGTCAAGGACGAAACCATCCGGGACACGCTGATCGACCTTGCCAACTATGCCATTATGACCGCGATGGAACTGGACGGCGGTGGTGATCCGCATGAGTAAGGCCACACAAGCAGAACGGATTCTTGGATATATCGAGGAATTCGGCAGTATCACGCAGATTGAAGCATTGCGTGATCTTGGGGTGATGCGCCTCGCTTCAAGAATTTCAGACCTGAAGAAGCAGGGTGTCCCCATCAAAAGCGATGTGGAAACTGTCAAGAATCGTTTTGGTGAAAACTGCTATATCAAGCGGTACAGCCTGCAGGAGGTGAAACACGATGATTGAAGTCGGACAGAAAGTGCGTTTTATCCCGTGCTGTTTTAAACTGTCTGCCCAACCGACAGCCGAAGAAATCAGGGAAAAGACGGTGACGGGCGTTGTGGTCTATATCAACGAGCGGCACAACTTCTTTTGTACGGAACACAGTGCCGGAGAACATAAGCTGTGGGAAGCGCACAAGTTTAGCGATATCGGGGAAGCGGTGAAAATCTGTGGCAAGTGATGTTAAATGGATCAAAATCACCACTGACATCTTCGACGATGAAAAAATTCTGATGATTGAATCCATGCCGTCCGCTGACAGCATAATCGTCATCTGGTTTAAGTTACTGACTTTTGCCGGGAAGCAGAACAATGATGGCGTGTTTCTGATGTCGAATCGGATTGCGTACACTGACGAAATGCTTGCATCTATCTTCAGGCGCGATGTCAACACGGTTCGGCTTGCGCTGAAGGCGTTTGAACAGTTCGGGATGATCGAAATTGTCGATAACGTCATCACCATTCCGAACTGGGGCAAGCATCAAAGTTTAGATGCTTACGAAAAGAAGAAGCAACGCGACCGGGAACGGATTGCCAGAAAACGGGCAGAACAGAAAGCGTTGATTGCAATGTCGCCCGACGCGTCGCCCGACAGGTCGCCTGACAAGTCGCCCGACGTCGCCTTTTCAGAAGAAGAAAAAGAAAGAGAAAGAGATAAAGAAAAAGAATTATATATATCTATTGTCTCTTATCTGAATGAACGACTTGGAACAAGCTATAAACCTACCACGGCAAAAACACAGTCAGCCATTCGCGCAAGGCTTTCGGAAGGGTTCACCCTTGATGACTTCAGAACCGTCATCGACAAGAAAAGCACCGAATGGATCGGAACTGAATATGAAAAGTATTTGAGGCCTGAAACGCTGTTCGGCACGAAATTTGAAGGCTATTTGAACGCAAAGGTCAGCAAACGGCAGATCGGCGCAAATGGCATTGCAATCAGTACCGAAAAATCAGACCTTGAGGGAGTGTTTTAAGTGAACGGATTTGAATCCACAATCGATCTGATTATTGAACGGGCAAAGGAAACGGCGAATATTACCGCCGGGGATTATGTCGGTGACGATAATCTGTACTACTGCGGCAAATGCCACACAAGGAAGCAGACGGCGATCACCTTGTTTGGCACAATAAAAATCGCACCGTGCATCTGCAAGTGCCGTGCCGACGAACTGAAGGCAGAGGACGAAGCGCAGAAACAGCGGGAACACTTTGACAGGGTTATGCGTATGCGCTCTGTCGGATTCCCTGAGAAAGCAATGTCAACATGGACGTTTGCAAACGATGACGGGAGCAACCCCAAAATGACGAACGCGATGAAGAAGTTCGTCGAAAACTTCCAGACCTTCAAGGACGAAGGGAAAGGGCTGCTGCTGTTCGGCACGGTGGGGACGGGTAAAACCTTCCTTGCCGCCTGTGCCGCCAATGCCCTGATTGACAACGGCGTTCCGTGCTTGGTGACGAACTTTGCACGGATTGCCAACGAAGTACAGGGGATGTTTGAAGGGAAGCAGGAGTATTACGACAATCTCAACAAATTCCCCCTGCTGGTCATTGACGATCTGAGCGCGGAACGAAAGACGGAGTATATGCAAGAAATCGTGTTCAATGTGATTGATGCACGATACCGGGCAAACCTTCCGCTGATCGTCACAACCAACCTGACGCGGGAAGAACTGTTGCACCCGTCTGACTTGGGCTATCAGCGCATTTTCTCTCGTCTGTTTGAAATGTGTACACCCATCGAAGTAAGCGGCAAGGATCGCCGCCAGAAGGCTCTGGGGGAGGATATTGGCAAGTATAAAGACTTGCTTGGACTGTGAGGTGGCGAATTGCGTTTAAGATTATGCGGAAAAGAGCCGCCGTGCAAAGATTGCCCGAACAGAACCCAGGAATGCCATAGTGTTTGCTCTGAATATCTGAAATTTCAGGCAGAGAGACGCGAAGTGTACAAAAAACGGGAACGATACAACAACAAACGCGGCAGCACACGGGGCAAGATTGCAACGGTTCGGAAGGCTAGACAAAACCAACAATATTGGGGCAATAACAAAAACTAGAATGTGAGGTGGGGAACACGGAAACGACATACAACTTCAAAGATCGAATGTATGAACTGATCCAAAAACGGGGGTTCACAATCAAGGAGTTCGAGCAGAGATGCGGACTTAGTAGACGAACGTTCGTCAACTGGACAAATGGGCGTTATCCAAACACTGCAATTCTGATCACCATTGCCGATGAACTTCAGGTATCTATTGACGAACTGCTCGGCCTGAAAGCGGGTGACGAGATGCTGGCGGCGGCGATTGATGACGCAAAACTGGCTGGTTGCAAAACTTGCCGATATGGTAAGGATTTCGGAAGCGGTGTTTCGGTATGTACAAATCAGGAAGAAGGCAACTTTCCGAAGCTGCGGTTTGCCTGCTGGGAATGGCGTGGCGTGAGAAAGGAGAACGCAGATGGCAAATAAAAACCCGTTCTTGCAAAGGCAAGAGGAAATCCGTCAAGCCTCCTTTGCGGCTGGCGGTGAAACGATGGCGCAGCAGACATGGGACATGATTTGCCTTGTGCTGAACGATCCCGAAGTTATGGGCAAAGACACCTTCGGCGCAAAACGGCTCAAGAAACTACTTGAAGCAGTGCGACAGCGGGAACGGCAGTATATCAAAGCATGGATTTCTGATCCTGAATCGGATTATTACGAAGAAAAGTTGGACACGGCCCTTCGGGATATTTTCGGGGAAATCGTGCCGTTTAAGGAAAGATATCCTTACTTGAAAAGCCAGCGTTACGACAAGCCGTACAAGCACGGAGGACGATAATGGACTGGAAATGTACCAGACGGGACTGCACCCGGATGAACTGCGAATACAACCCGAATCGGTGGCACGAACAGGATGCGCGGCGGTGTGATATGGAAGGCGATCCGCGATATTGCTTGAACGCATCGACGCTTAATTTTGGCAGGCCGTTCAACGGTGTCGCAAGAAGACCAAGAAGAAGGATGTGATTCCAATGTGCAGCAAAACTGCGGAGGCTAGGCGGTTTTTACAACAACCGAAAAGGCTGAATCGCTTGATTCAAAACAAGCTGATCGAACAACAACAGATGCGAGACATTGCGCTTTCTGTTACGGCTCAATATGGCGGCGAACGGGTGCAATCATCCGGCAACAACCAAAAGATGGCTGATGCGCTGGGGCGGTTCGTTGACATGGAAAGCGAGATTGACGCACTGGTTGACAAGCTGATAAACGCAAAGCGCGATGTTGCAAACGTGATTGAACAGTTGCCGCTTGTGGAGTACGAACTGATTCACATGGTTTATGTGCAGGGGATTGACTTGCTGGATGTTGCAAACGACAAGGACAAAACGTATAGTTGGGCAACCACAATTCACGGACGGGCATTGAAGAACATCCAGACCATTCTGGAAAGCAAAAAAACGGGCAAATTGCAAGATATTTGACTTTTTTGCAACGTTTTGCAATTAATTTGACCTTTTTGTGCTAGTTTTTACGAACCTTCCGTGATAGTATTAAGCTATCGAAATATCGAAAAGCACCTGACCGGGTTGGTTGGGTGCTTTTTTATGTGCAAAACCAAGTGAAGGAAGGTGGTGGGAATGGCTTATGAAGAACTTATCGAGAATGGAAAGGCAACACGGTTCCAAAGCGGCAGTGAAGCGGCGAAAGAATGTGGCGCAATCGGCGGTGTCAATTCGGGCAAATCCCGCCGCCGTAAACGAACACTGAAGGAAGCCGCAGAATTGGTCATGTCTCTGCCTGTTTCTGATAAGCGGGTACAAAACAAGCTGAAGAAAATGGGCATTGATACGGAAGATGCAGACAATCAGACTGCGGTTATCGTCGGTCTGCTAGGCAGGGCGTTGCAGGGTGATCCGAAATCGTCGGCGTTGATATTTGAACTGCTGGACGATGAACGCACAAGCAACAGCGAACAGACCGAAAGCCACAATGCCTTAATTGATGCGATAAGGATGCGGAACAATGAAGATTGAGAAAATGAGCGAAAAGCAAGCGCAGATTCTTGATTTCGTTGTTTCTGATGACTTGTATCTGATCTGTGACGGGGCTGTTCGTTCCGGTAAGACGGTGTTCATGTCTTCGGCCTTTGTCATCTGGGCGATGGAATACTACGACAGGACGAATTTTGCCATCTGCGGCAAGACCGTCCAGAGTGCTGAACGCAATGTGCTGAAGCCCCTGCAGGAAAATGAAAGCCTGCCGTATACCATGACTTACAAGGTGTCTACGAAGGTTCTGACGGTGCGTTGCGGCGCGAAAGAGAATTATTTCTATATCTTTGGCGGCAAGGATGAATCGTCCTATATGCTGATTCAGGGTATCACGCTGGCTGGCGTTTTGTTCGATGAAGTGGCACTTATGCCCCGATCTTTTGTGGAACAGGCGTTGTCCCGTGCTATTTCCTTTGAACATCCGAAATACTGGTTCAACTGCAACCCGGAAAGCCCGAACCACTACTTCTACAAAGAATGGATTGAGAACCCCAAGGACGGCACAACCCATCTGCATTTCCTGCTGGAAGACAACCCGATATTGACGGCACAGATGATAGAACGCACCAAAGCAATGTATTCCGGCGTGTTCTACGACCGTTATATTCGGGGGCTGTGGGTAATTGCCGAGGGCATCGTTTACCCGATGTTTGGCAAGGACACAACTGTTCCGACCACAGAAAGAACATACAGCCGCTATGTCGTTTCGATGGACTACGGCATCCAGAACCCCACCGCTATGCTGCTGTGGGGCTTTTTTGATGGCGTGTGGTATCAGGTGGGCGAATTCTATCATTCAGGCAGAGAGACGGGTAGACAGAAAACCGACCAAGAATATTACGACGATCTGGAACGGCTTGCCGGGGATCGTTGCATTGACTGTCTTATTATTGACCCGTCTGCTACTTCCTTTATTGCATTGGTAAAGCAAAAGCGGCGGTTCAAGGTGCGGAAAGCAAAAAATGATGTTGTCGACGGAATTCAGAAGACGGCTTCCGCGCTCCAACAAGGCAAGATCAAAGTCAATGACTGCTGCAAGCGCACAATCAAGGAATATGGCCTTTACTCATGGGATCAGAAAGCCGATGTGGACAGGCCCATAAAAGACAACGATCACGCAATGGACGCAACCCGGTACTTTGTAGCAACGATGCGGATCACGAAAGAAAAAAATGACTATATTTCTATGTTGGAATAAGGGGTGATAACAAGTGCGAACATATCAGGATTTGGTGGCAATCAGCGAAAGCGAAGGCAAACTGAAAAAGTTTGTGTTCGACTCAATCGAGGAACACAAAGGCAGTCAGGCGTATAAGACCGCTTCCATTGCCGAAAAATACTACGCAAAGAAGAACGTCACGATCATGGCGTTTCAGAAAATGCTGTACAATATGCACGGTCAGGCTGTGCCGGATATGTGGAGCGCAAACTATAAGCTGCGGACGCATTTCTTCCGGCGATTCGTTACCCAACAGGTACAGTATGTGCTGAGTAACGGCGTAACATTCCAGAACAAGGACACCAAAGACAAGTTGGGTAAGAAGTTCGACACGCAGTTACAGAAGGCGGCAAAGAAAGCAATGGTTGACCATGTTTCTTTCCTGTTCTGGAATCTGGATCATGTGGAAGTGTTCTGCTTTGCTGACACACCAACCGACCCCGGCTTCGTTCCTCTGTACGATGCCGGCACGGGCAGACTGCGGGCGGGTGTTCGGTACTGGATGCCGGACGAAAAGACAACCAGAGCAACGCTGTATGAGGAAAACGGCTACACGGAATACGTCAAGAAAGAAGATGATATTTCCGTTGTTGTCGAAAAGCGCAGCTACAAGAAAACCACCATTTCCACCAAGGCTGACGGCGTAAGTAGTGAACGTGAAGAAAATTATTCCGCGTTCCCCATTGTTCCCCTTTACGCCAACGATCTGCATGAATCCGAACTGGAAGGTCACCGTGAAAATATCGACTGCTATGACTATATCAAAAGCGGAATGGCAAACGATATCGACGATACTTCCGGTTTCTATTGGGTGTTGAAGAATTCCGGCGGTATGGACGATGTTGATATTGCAAAGTTCATTGAACGAATGCACACGGTTCGTGGCGCGGCTCTCGATGATGAAGAATCCAGCGCGGAAGCACACACACTGGACATTCCCACCGAAGCCCGCGAAAAGATGCTTGAACTGCTGAAACAGGACTTGTATCAGGACTTCCAGATCGTCAACGTCGAAGCCCTGTCTGCATCGGCAAAGACGGCAACGGAAATCAGGGCGGCGTATCAGCCTATGGACGATAAATGCGGTGACTTTGAATACTTCTTGATCGATGCTATTCAGAACATTCTTTCTTTGGCTGGCATCGATGATGAACCGTCTTTCAAGTACAACCGCATTGCGAACCAGACGGAAGAAACTAACATGGTTATGACCGCCGCCGCAGTTCTGGGCGATGAACTGACGCTGAAGAAGCTGCCGTTCCTTACCCCGGAAGAAGTAGAAGAACGAATTCGGGACATGGGCGATGGAGCAATGAACCGATTCGGCTATACAGACCCACAGGAACCGCCGCAGGGCGATGACGGAGGTGTTGAAGAATGATCCAAGGTACAAACCCTGTGCATACTTTCACACTTCCGTTCAGCACCGAAGCCGTCCAGTCAATTCGCATTCTTTATGCACAGGATGACGAAGTTGTTGTCGCGAAAGAAACAGCGGATTGCACACTTGAAGGTGACAAGGCAACCGTCGAACTGACACAGGAAGACACCCTTTCGTTCAACCACAAAAAGAAGGTTGAAATTCAGGTTCGAGTTCTGACAGTTGACGGGAAATCCTTGGTCAGTGATCCAAAATGTGTAACCGTCCGGCAGTGCTTGGACAAGGATGTGATCAAATGAAGCTGAAAATCCTGTTTAGTGAGGATAACCGAAGTTTTGCAACGGAATTTCGAACAACGAACAGGCAGATAAATGTAGGATTTGAACATCTGGAAGTCGTGACATTGATGGAAAATGTCGAATACTACAAGGGTCAATACGATGTCATTCCGTCACCTTCTTCCGTTGTCCTGCCGACAGCAAAGAAGATGCTTCAGAATGATGTCACAGTTCAAGCGATTCCGTTTTTTATCGTTTCCAACACTTCCGGCGGCGATTCGGTTTATATTGGCGGCGAAAAAGAAATAAACATCAGTTAAGGAGGGAAAACAAGTGGCAGTTTCAAAGGTCGTTTATGGCGGCAACACCCTTATCGATCTAACGGGTGACACCGTAACCAAAGAAAAAATTCTGACTGGTTACACTGCCCACGGCGCAAACGGTGAGAAAATCACCGGCATTTGTGACTACGATTCCAACACACAGGAAGCAACCGCATCCGATGCGGAAATCCTGTCCGGCAAGAAGGCCGTTGTCCGTGGCAATATGCTAACTGGTACGATGACCAACAACGGTGCTGTTTCTGGTACGATCAGTACCAAGGATGGCGTTTATACCGTGCCGCAGGGCTATCACGACGGCTCCGGCACTGTACAGATCAGCGAAACCGAACAGGCAAAAATCATTGCAACAAACATCCGCGAAGGCGTGACCATTCTGGGCGTTGAAGGTTCTATGAGCGGCAGCGAGGATGCAAAGCCTCAGGCTAAATCCGTCACGCCGTCCACTGAGGAGCAGGTAGTTCTCCCGGATGAAGGCTATAACTATCTTTCTCAGGTAACGGTCTCCGCAATTCCTTATGTAGAAAGCGATAATTCCGCTGGAGGCATTACGGTAACAATCGGTTAAGGAGTGATGCGAAATGGGCGTAAATAAAGTTGTTTATGGCGCAGTTGCCATCATGGATATTTCAGACAGCACCGTGACAGAAGACACGCTCGCTGAAGGCACTGTTGCCTACGGTGCGGACGGTGAGCGAATCATTGGAACAATGCCAGTTTTTGCAAGTGTTGAAACTTGGACACTCACTTTGGAAGATGGTTCGACGGTTGAAAAGGTGGTGCATCTGGGGTGATTGATTTTTCCACATTAAAGGGATTGACCATTCCGGAGGGCGTTGTGACTAAAATCACATCTAATGGTTCTGTCCTTTGGGAATTGCAAAGCGACACCACATTTGACACAATCACGCTGGAAGTCTCAAAGTTTACTGCTGACACATACTCTGGTGAAACTACCTACAGCGGAGAGCAGTTTGTTCTGCTTGATATTTATCCAAAGACAAACGGCACAGTAACCATTACTTACGGTGATTTGGTCAAAACAATCAGTGATACGAGTGGAGCAACCGAACCGAACGCACAGCAAGTTTTCTTTGGTACACTATATGGTGTATCTGACACGGTGGAAACTCCTGCTAGTGGAACACTTACCATTGAAGGTGCTTGTGTTGCTTTTGGTGTAGGTTCGTTTGTTTATAACAACAAATCAAACACAGACTATTGTTCCTGCATTACTGCTGTTAATGATTTTGGTAGTGTAAGCTACATTCCAGACAACGCTTTCAGAGAATGTCCGTTAGAGATTACCGAAATTCCAACCGGGATAAAAAGTATTGGTGACAATGCTTTCAATGGTTGTACAAATGTTGCCGTATCCGTAATCCCGGATGGTGTAGAAACAATAGGTGCCGGTTGCTTCTTATTTACGAATAATCCGTTCACAACCTCCCCCTGTTTGTATCTTCCCGCAACAATCAAAAGTATCGGCTCTGGTGCATTTGAGTACACGAACGGCGAGGATTTTGGAAACTATAGTTATTTCGACGATATCTATATTTACGCAACCACACCTCCGACTTTAAGTGCAAGTCCGAGCAACACTTTTGGTGGTGCATACGTCGATTCATTAGTTTTCGTGCGGTCCATATATGTGCCGAAAGGGTGTAAGGAAGTCTATGATGCTGCGGAACATTGGAGCGATAACAGTACTAGCATATTGGAGATGATTGAATAATGGAAATTATCAAACCTACGCAAGCAGAATGGATGCCCGAAGTGGTAAGACATATTCAGGGTGGTATTCACAAAATCGGGTATGTGGTCATTGAAAGTCCTGTGGCAATCGTACACCGAAAAACGCAGGTTGATAAAGAAGTCTGCAATGAACTTGGTTATGAAATCGTGGAGTCCTACAACAACGGCGGCACCATTTTAGCAAATCGTGGAGATATTATTTTCTCCCATTTGGATGCACCGGATAACGGTTGGCTTAACCGATTCGTAAAATACTTCATTGACTGGCTCAAGGCCAAAGGGCTGAACGCCACCAAGGGAAACAACGACATTCTGGTTGACGGCTACAAGGTCTGCGGACTGTGTATCACTCGGTATGGCAGAATCGACTTTTCCAGTGCCGCTATCGGCATCAATACCAAACTGGAACACATCAAAGCAATCTGCCGTAAGCCTATGAAAAAGGTTCCCAAAGGACTGAGCGAGTACGGCATTACAACCGAGGAAGTTGAGCAGATGTTCTTGAACTTCTGCGAACAGGACAAAAAGGAGTAACACCGTGAAAAAGAAAATCATTGCAACCGCACTGGCACTGGCTCTGATCGCCTGCATGGCGGTTCCTGCGTTTGCGGTCACCCCGAAGCTGGAAATTGATATGCCTGAAATTTCCAACATCCAGATCAAACCCAACATCGACGATGCGGTTTACGAAAACGCTGTGAAAAGCTGGTTCAAGGAACACCCCATCGTCATTGACTGGTCTAAGATCAAGATTGGTTAAGGGTGACGATATGGACATTCCGAAGAACTGCAAAGAATGCAAATACGGCAACGAATGCCGTTCCTATTATGGCGGCTCCCAGTGCCACTATCAGCGTGAAATTTGCCTTGAAGCTGTAAGACAGACAAGGGAAAAATAATTTCTGCGAGAAGGTGAAAACGTGTCATATTATCCAGACGATTGGACTGACGTGGAACTGGAAGCCCTTGAAAAGCGAATAGCGCAAGTTTACAAGGACGCAGAAAAGGATTTGGACAAAGAGGTGAAAACATACTTTGCCAAGTTCAAACTGCGTGACAAGGAGATGAAAGCCCTTGTCGATGCCGGGGAAATGACCAAAGCCGACTATCAGCAATGGAGATTGACCCAGATCGGCAGAGGACAACGCTTCGAAGCATTGCGGGATAAAGTGGCAGAACGTTATACGCAGGCGAATGAAGTTGCGAATGCCTATGTAAACGACGCAACCCCTTCCATTTATTCGCTGAATCGAAACTATGAAGCCTACACCATCGAGAAAACCGTGGGATCGTGCGATTTTACCATGTGGGATGAATCAACGGTGCGGCGGTTACTTGTGGAGCAGCCCGATCTGATGCCCTACTATCCACCGAGTAGGGCGTTGCAGCGTGGCATTGATCTGGCCTATGGTAAAGACCAGATCACCAAGCACGTTACCAGCGGCATTATCAGGGGTTTAGCCCCCGGCAAGATTGCCAATGAGTTGATGGCTGGTGTGACAGGAATGAACCGCACAAGCGCAGTCAGAGCCGCCAGAACGGGCATCACAGCAGCCCAAAACGCAGGACGAATGGACAGCTATGTTGCCGCCGAAAAGATGGGTATTCAAATCAAGCGGCGTTGGGTCTGCACAAAGGATGCGCGAACCCGTCTGGATCATGGTCTTGCTGATGGGCAAGTCGTGGCCGGAACGAAACAACCATTCATTGTCGGCGGCTACAAGATGATGTTCCCCGGCGATAAGTCAATGAACGCACCCGGACACGAAATCTACAACTGTCGATGCACCACCCGAACCGTGGAAAAGGACGGCATTGAAGCCGAACCCCGGCAGATGCGCGTCAGAAACCCAGTGACGGGAGAATGGGAACTGGTCAATGAAATGACCTATCCCGAATGGCTGGAATGGAAGAAAGCGGGACAAAAGCCGCTCGCAAAGTCCAGAAGCGGCACTTCCGCAAAATCTGGAGAATCTCGGAAGGATTATTGGCAAAATGCGAACACAAAGTTTACATCAGCCGAAATTGATTCCATGAACCGCAAGCAGTTAGAAACTGCGGCGAAGGCGATTTACACGAAAGTGAACACGGCACGGGGGTTAACCGAAAGTGAAGCGTTACGCCGTGCGAATTCGCTTATGGATGGAAACACAGATGCACAGCTACGCAAATACATCAAAAAGCATGGCTGATGCTTTTTCTATTCCCATTTTTGGAGGTGATCTGCTTGAGTGTTACATTCAACGATTATTCCGACGAAGTTCTGGCAGCCTTTGACGAAGCGTGTTCGAGGGCTTTGGAGCGGTGCGGTTTGCAGGCTGAAGGATATGCAAAAGACCTTTGCCCGGTTGACACAGGCAATTTACGGAACAGCATTTCACACAAAGTTGTTGATTCTGAGCCTGCTGCCTACATCGGCACGAATTCAGAGTACGCCGCTTATGTGGAATTCGGCACGGGTCGCTATTCCACCACGGGCGGCGGCACACCGAAGGATCATTGGGCATACGTTGGCGATGATGGAAAAACCCACATTGGCAAACCGATGAAGCCTAGGCCCTATTTGAAGCCCGCCGTCGCAAACCATGCAGGCACATACCGGAATATCATCAAAGACGAACTCAAAAAATAAGGCAAATCCCGCGGCCCTAAGAACTGGGCGGCGGTTTTTATATCCACTATCGCCCCGAAGAACCGGGGACAAAGGAAAGGAAGATAGAGCAAATGGCACTTACTCGCAAACTGCTGAAGGGTATGGGACTGACTGAAGAACAGGTCGATACCATCATTGAAGCACATTCCGAAACAGTTGACGGTCTGAAAAATGACATCAACAAATATAAGGGCGACGCAGAAAAGCTGCCCGATGTCCAGAGGGAACTGGACGAACTGAAGGCCGCCGGGGATGGCGGCTATAAAGAGAAGTACGAAAAGGAACATGAAGCCTTTGAGGACTTCAAACAGGCTCAGACGGCAAAGGAAACCCGACAGGCAAAGGAAGCCGCCTATCGTGAATTCCTGAAGACCGTGGGTGTAAGTGAAAAGCGCATCCCTGCGATCATGAAGGTAACCGACCTTGACGGTATCGAAATGGATGGTGATAAGTTCAAGGATGCGGAACAGCTTACCGAAACAGTAAAAACCGAATGGGCCGATTTCATCGAAACCAGCAACACCGACGGCGCGAACACCAACACGCCGCCCACAAACAACCCGAACGGTGGCGAAGATCCTTCCACAATGACTATGGAACAATATATCGCCTACCGCAATAAACAGTAAAAGGAGAAATGAACAATGGCAAACACTATTCTGACCCCCGATATTATCGCCCGTGAAGCCCTGATGGTACTGCGTAACAATGCAGTCATGGCGAAACTGGTTCACCGCGACTATTCTTCCGAATTCGTCGGCGGCATTGGTGACACTATCACCATTCGCAAGCCCGCAACCTTCGTTGCAAACGAATTCGACGGCAACATTCAGGTACAGGACGCAACTGAATCCAGCGTTGCAGTTAAGATGGACAAGCATCTGGACGTTTCCTTTGCCGTCACTTCCAAGCAGATGGCTCTGGACATCAAGGACTTTTCCGCACAGCTTCTGGTTCCTGCTATGCAGGCATTTGCCGACAAGATCGACAAGTACCTGATCGCTCTGGAATCCGAAGCAACTTCCCGTGTTGCCCATGCTGACGGTGTCATCGCACCCGCTGATCTGATCGCCGCCCGTAAGTTCCTGACCGAAAATGCCGCGCCCATGACTGACCGCCGCTTTGTGGTCGGTGCTACTGCCGAAGCCGATCTGCTGGGCAATGAACTGTTCATGTCCGCTGAAAAGGTCGGTGACGCTGGTACTGCCCTGCGCGAAGCGTCTCTGGGTCGCAAGTTCGGCATGGACATCTATGTTGACCAGAACGTTGCAAAGGCTGACGGCTACACCCCTTCCATCGCATTCCATAAGAACGCAATGGCTCTGGTTACTCGCTCCCTGCCCCTGCCTGAAGGTGCAGCAAAGTCCGCAACCGTAAACTATGACGGTTTCGGCCTGCGTGTTGTCTACGACTACGACATCAAGACCAAGACTGACACCATTTCCATCGATATGCTGTGCGGCGTTAAGCTGCTGGATGACAAGCTGATCGCTGTCGTTGCGGATAATCGCTAATGGTTATTATGGAGCATCCGAATGGATGCGTTCATAATGTCCGGGACGATCTGACAGACAAGTTCCTGAAGGCTGGCTGGCAGATCAAGGGGGAAGCGGAAACCGTTTCCCCTGCAGTCCCGGCAGAACCTAAACGGCGAAAGACAACCAAACCCAAGAAATAAGGAGGTGCGGCGGTGCTTGAAAATGTACTGATCCACCTGAAAAACTGGTTCGTCGTTCCTGATGGCGTACATGATGGAGTTTATACCATCGAACGCGGGGAACTGGAACTGCCATTCCTGCAAGATGGGCAGTATTACCGCATCTGTGGCAGCGTATTCAATGACGGTCTGCACAAGTACGGCGATTATTGCAGAATCTTGCATGATGAAACATTCACCGGAACTGTGTGGGCGTTAGCTATCCCGGTTGCTGTCGTTGAATTGGCGGAAAAGATTGCAGACTGGGAAGCAAAAAACGGCGATACCGTGACCAGCCCGTTTTCCTCTGAATCTTTCGGCGGTTACAGCTACACTAAGGCCACAGATACCACCACAGGCGCACAGGCAACGTGGGAAACGGTTTTCCGCTCTCAGTTGAAACCGTTTCGGAAGCTGACAGAAACCGCACCTGTGGAACCTGTGAAGCCGTGGAGGTGGTTTGTATGAGCCTTATCGACCACATGATGGAATCATGTGTGTTCATGGTTCAACAGCGAACCCCGGACGGTTCAGGCGGTTACAGAACCACATGGGAAGACGGCAAACAATTTATGGCGGCAATCATCCGGGACACTTCCGCAGAAACCCGGATCGCTGAAGCCGCCGGGACTGTGGATGCGTACACCGTTACCGTCTCCCGGCCTGTCCATCTGGAATATCACGCTGTTTTTAAGCGGCTGTCCGATGGCAAAACATTCCGCATCACCTCAGACAATGCGGAAAAGAAAACCCCGTCGTGTACTGCTCTGGACATTGCACAATCCACCGCAGAAGCATGGAGGTTGACCACATGACCAAAGAACAGGCGTTACACCAGTTTTTTAATTCATTCGGCATTGTCGGTTACAGAAATACTTCTGTTCCCGATGATGTCGTTTTTCCGTATCTGACCTACGACACACCGATTTCCTCTTTTGAGGAAGAACCCGTTTCCATTACGTTGAATCTGTATTTTTATACCGATTCGGAAGCTGACCCCGATGCAAAAGCGGAAGAAATCCGCAAGGCGATTGGCATGGGGGGTAAATTGTTGAACTGTGACGGTGGCGCAATTTGGCTGAAATGGGGAACGCCGTGGTGTCAGTCGTTGGTCGATGATACAAACCGCAATATCAAACGCCGTTATATCAATATCACGGCTGAATACTTAACTATTTAAGGAGGACAACGATGGGTAAATTCGTAAGAGTCTCTGAAAACGCATTTAAGGAAATCCAGCTTGAAGCTGGCCTGATCCTGAGCAAGTTTGACCCCACAGGCGCAACCGATGTTGAAGACGCCGACATTGTGTGCGCTACTACTGGCGGCATCACTATTGCGTGCAAGCCTACTTTTACCGATTACGGTAGCGATATCGACAACGTTCCCGACAATATGCTGGAATTCAAGGAAGTGGACGGCTGGGATTGTTCCATTGGCTTCACTGCCCTGAACACTTCCGTATCTGTCATTAAGCTGGCTCTTGGCGCGGCTGATGTGGAAGGCAACAAGATCACACCCCGCAATGACATGACCGAAGCTGATGCTTCCGACGTTTGGTGGGTCGGTGAACGTGCAGACGGCGGTTTCGTTGCCTGCTGTCTGAAAAACGCGCTTTCCACCGATGGTCTGTCTCTGAAGACTACCAAGAAGGGCAAGGGTCAGCTTTCCTGCACTCTGACTGGTCACGTTTCCATCAAGGCGCAGGATGTTGTGCCTATGGAATTCTACGTTCAGGAAGGTGACGCAGCATGAGAACCATTGCAAATCTGAACGGCGTTGAATTTCTGCGGGCAGTCAACAAAACCCGCCACGCGGTCGAAAAGCTGATGAACGTGACCGATGTTCTGGGCATCTGGAAGAAACAGCCCACCTTCACGGGTGAGGAAACCCCGGAAGAACGGCACGAAATGGCACGGAATCAGATCAAAAAGAATCTGAATGACATTCTGGACACCCTTCTGGAAAAGCACCCCGAAGAAACCTTTGAATGCATCATGGCTCTGTGTGTCCGCGATGAGGGCGAACCCGAACCCGACGGCATCGAACTGGTCATGGCAGCATTCAACCTGATCGCGGACAAGCGGGTGGTCGATTTTTTATTACAGTTGGGGAAATCGGGGCTTTTCGATACGGAGTCCTAATTTCCTCGATCCGTCTGGATATGTTGGAAGTGCTGGGGGATGACTACATTTCCCAGCACGTTCTGCAGGGCTACCGGGAATATTTGGAGCGGACAAGCTACAAAGCATATATGACGAACATGGTGAAAAATGTTGTCTGTATGTTGAGCGGCAACGAAATCGAATCAAGCTGGAGCGATATCCTTGCCGAACTTGACGGCTCCACAGCCCCCGAAAAACAGACGGAAACAGAACAAGAAATCAAAACCAGACTGCTTGCGAAACTGAACAGAAGGGAGGGTGCATAGTTTGGATGTATTTGACCTTGTAGCAAAAATCCGACTTGATTCATCCGAATATGAACAGGGCGTGGGCAAGGCGAAGGGCACTTTTTCCACCCTTGCTTCTGGCGTTAAAACTGGCCTAGCTACTGTAACCAAAGTTGGCGCGGCTGCTGTTGCTGCTGGTACTGCTGGCGTTGTCGCTCTGACAAAGATGGGCATCGACGGATACAAGCAGTATGAGCAGCTTGCTGGCGGTGCTGAATTGCTGTGGGGGAATGCTTATGACTTCATAGCGGACAAAGCAAGTAGCGCATACGAAAATGTGCAGATGTCCCAGAACGACTATCTGCAACAGGTAAACGGTTTCGCTGTTGGCCTGAAGGTGGCTCTAGGCGGCAACGAACAAGCCGCCGCTGAACTTGCTGATAGGATCATCACGGCTGAAGCTGACATCGTAGCCGCCACGGGCGCAACACAGGAAAATGTGCAGAATGCGTTCAACGGCATTATGAAAAACAACTTCAGCATGGTTGATAACCTTGGCTTGGGCATCACTGCCACAAAGGAAGGTTTCCAAACCATGATTGATTCCGTCAATGCCTACAACGCAGCACACGGGAAGTCTACCCAGTATCAGATCGACAACGTAGCGGACTGTCAAGCCGCACTGCTGGACTATATCGAAATGCAAGGTATGTCCGGCTATGCGTCGGCAGAAGCGGCAGGCACTATCGAAGGTTCTGTCGCAATGATGAAGGGCGCGTGGTCGAATCTTGTTGTCGGTATGGCTGATGATAACGCCAATCTGGAAGTCCTGATCGGCAATTTCGTCGGAAGCGTGGTAACGGTTAAGGACAACATTCTCCCCGTGGCTATGCAAGCCCTCGAAGGCATCGGCACACTGATTACAGAATTAGCCCCGGTTATCGCAGAGACGATTCCGGTGCTTGTCGAAGAAGTCCTGCCGTCCTTGCTGGCTGCTGGTATCTCTCTGATTACCGCTATTGTGAAGGGCGTTGTAACCGCGCTCCCGGCCTTGTACGATGCACTGCTTATCGGTGTACAAACCATACTGGTCGAAGTGTTCGGCGTGTCCGAAACAAAAGCGGGCGAATTTGCCGCAAGTGTGAATTCTTTCTTTGTGAAAATCAAAGACGGATTCATGGCTCTGGTCGAATCGGCACAGACTGAGGGAACATGGCTGAACAGTGTGTGGACTGGACTGAAAGAAACTGGCAAGGCGTTTTGCGATTTCCTTGTTGCGCTGTGGGACGTTCTTTCCTCTGCGTTTACATGGTGCGTTGAGCAGATCAACACCGAAGGCACAGTGCTGAACACAATCTGGGAGCATATCAAAATCTGTATTTCGACAGCCATTGACATTATCAAGGGCGTTATCCAGGTTTTCACCGCTGTTCTTCAGGGTGACTGGTCGGCGGCTTGGTCTGCCGTCCTGAACATTTGTTCGACTATCTGGGACGGCATCAAATCCGTTGTATCGAACGCAACTTCCGCTGTTAAAACGGCGATTTCGTCCGGAATTGAGACGGCAAAAGCTGCTGCTTCCGAAAAACTGAGCAGTATCCGCGAAAAATTCAGTTCGGTTTTCTCGTCTGTCAAAACCACTGTTTCCGGTGCGCTTAGCGGCGTAAAAACTGCTATTTCGTCCGGGTTGAATTCTGCGAAAAGCACAGTATTCACAATTTTAGGCAACATCAAAAACAAATTCAGCACGATTTTTTCCAGTGCAAAAACCATTGTTTCTGATGCAGTAACAGCACTGAAAAAAGCCTTGAAATTTGATTGGTCGTTGCCAAAACTGAAACTGCCGCACATTAGCGTTTCCGGCGGCAAAGCCCCTTACGGCATCGGCGGCAAGGGTTCTCTGCCGAAGTTTAGTATCGAATGGTACAAAAAGGCATATGACAATGCAATGATCCTGAGTAGCCCCACTATTTTCGGCTATTCTGCTGCTTCCGGGAAGTTCCTTGGTGGCGGCGATGGCAACGGGAACGAGATTGTGGCGGGCGAGTCTTATCTGATGAACCTGATCGGTCGAGTTGTTGAAGCAAAGAACGGTCAGACTACGAAGTTGTTGGCGGCTATGTTGGAAGCAATCGTGGACGGCAACGGCGAAATGGTTCGGGCATTGAATGCGGGTCAGGTAATTATCCTGAACGAACGCGAACTGGGAAGGGCGGTGCGTGGCCTTGTCTGATAAATTCATCTACGAAAATCACTTGGGTCTGCGCTTCGAGGAAGAATGCGTATATCTGAATCAAAGCGAACTCCGTGACTATTCATGGAGCTATGACGCAATCAACAGCAGAATTTCCCGTTTTTATCGTCCGGTGACAAACCGCAAAATCCCACTTGTGGTTGCTGGCCTAAACAACGATGAAGCTATTGCAGCAAAACACAGGCTGCTTGAACTGGCTGAAACTGACATCGAAGCAATACTCCCCGGTAAAATATATATCGGAGAGTATTACACCAAAGGATTCATCACAGCCAGCACAAAAAGCGGCTATACGCGGCACAAGCGGTTTTGCGGCATCAATCTGACTTTAACAAGCGATGATCCGTCGTGGTATCGGGAACGAACACATTCGTTCTTCCCGACAACCGACTCTGTTGTTAGCGATTCCGGCACGGATTACCCGTATGATTTCCCGTTTGACTATGTGACAACGCAGATCGGCGGGGATATCGTTTGCGATTCCATCAGGAGCAACGCATTCCGAATTCGAATCTATGGTGAAATCGAAAACCCCTCAATTACGATCGGTGGTCATGTGTATTCCATCGACGGCGCAATCGGGTCGGGCGAAACCTTACTGATTGACAGCTTGACAAAAACGATCACGCTGACCAAAGCGGACGGCGAGAAGGTCAACTGGTTCAACAATCGCAACCGTGAAAGCTATATTTTCCAAGAAATCCCGTCCGGTGAACACACTGTTATCTGGAACGGAACCTTCGGCTTTGACCTGACGATCATTGAGAAACGGAGTGAACCGAAATGGACTTGATTTATACGAATGTCAGACGGTATGACCAAGGCGTTCTGAATGCGTATAGCTTTGACCTGTCGTTCGGTGCCGACGAAAACAATTTCGAAATGACCGTCGGAATTGCTGAAGCTGTCCTCGTTTGCGGTGCAATCCTTTATATGGAAGGCACTGAATATGGCGGCATGATCGACAGCAGAAAAACGACTACCAACAGCGAAAGCATCATATACAAGGGCAGAACATTTCACGGCATCTTGAACAGCAAGGTCATCGAACCCGCTTCCGGGGAAAATTACATGATTGTTTCTGGCGATGCACATGAAATTCTGTCAACCCTTCTGCTCAGACTGGGCGCGCGCATTTTGTTCACCGTGGAAGAAGGACAGTCCGGGATCACCATTTCAAACTATCAGTTCAAGCGATACTGCAAAGCATACGACGGAATCTGCGATATGCTTGCTGCGAACGGCGCGAAACTGAAAATGGAATGGAAAGAAGATCGGAAAGTTCATTTGTCTGTTGTGCCGATCGTTGATTATACCGAATCTATGATCGACGGTGACATGGCAACATTGACCGTTGAGCAGCACGGAAACAAGGTGAACCATCTGGTCTGCTTGGGGCGTGGTGAACTTTCCGAGCGCGAAGTCATCCACTTATACGCAAACACAAACGGTGAAATTGTCGATGAACGTACATATTCCGGCCTTGCTGAAATTATGGAAATTTACGACAACAGCAACACCGAAGACTTGCGGAAAGACGGCATTTCGAGGTTCAAGGAACTGCGAAACAATGACACAGCCGAAATTTCCCTGCCTGAAACATCAGCCCCGATCTACGACATCGGGGATATTGTCGGCGCAACCGAATTGCGTTCAGGCATTACTGTTTCAACGGCAGTGACGCAGAAGATCGTCAGAATTTTCAACGGTGCAGTCAGTACCGAATACAAAACAGGCAGGAGTTGATTTGATAAATGGCTGATAATTATTTGATTACAGGCTATTGGGGCGAACCCCATGTTACTGCCGAAAATGACCGTGGTATCAACGCCGCCATTTTCGGCACTGGTCGATTTGTTTTGCCCGTTGGCGAACAGTTCAGGGCTGAATATATCGGCAACAACACAGTCAGAGTGTATGACGGCAAGCTGGTTGACAACGGTGCAGTCGGCGGCATCCCGGCTGGCCGATATGTTGACCTGACTATCTCGGAAGCGGGTCAGGGCATGAACCGAAACGATCTGATCGTGTTCCAGTATACGAAGGACACTTCCACACTTGTTGAAAGCGGTGCTTTTGTCGTAGTCAAAGGCACTGAAACATCTGGCACGGCAACAGACCCCGCACTGACGCAAGCCGACCTTCTTACCGACGAAGCAACCTTCGATCAGATGGCGTTGTGGCGTGTCCCGGTATCTACTGCGACGATTTCCGATCCGGTTCAGGTATTCACGGTGCTGGACAATGTCCAGAAACTTCACACCTCTGTGAACGCAAAGGCACCACGGTATCACGCTTCCGCGCTTACCACTTACGGCGTTGCGACCACTGGTATGTACGGTCATGCAAAGGCAGGCTTTATCACGCCCAAAGCCCCGGGCACGGCTACTGTTGGCTCTAAAGAGGACACATTTGCCCGTGAAGACCATGTCCATCCGGCACAAATCACGATTCGAGGCGTCAAAACGGCTGGTAGCGGTTCGGCTTATACGGCAACAGTCGAAGACATCTACCCACTGGAAACGGGCGTTTCGTTCATTATGATCCCGCACACCACCAGCACTTCCACCGCCCCGACCTTGAACGTCAACGGTTTGGGCGCGAAGGTAATTCGCCGCAACCTTTCCGATAACAACACCACAACCGTTGCGTCCGAACTGGCAGACTGGCTGGGCGCAAACAAACCCGTTCGTGTGACGTATAACGGCACGTACTGGATTGCAGACCTACCCCGCCCGAAATCGAACGATCTGTACGGGACTGTCCCCATCGAAAAGGGTGGACACGGCGGCGAAACCCTTGCAGAAGCGCAAACTAACCTCGGCATTATCCCGCCGGAAGAACTGCTGAATCTGTATGTATGGAAGAAGCACGAAGGTGATCCGAGTACATACATGGAAGAAGCTGTAACTAATGTTTTACTTCGAGTCAGCTTGTACATTTCGTACACAGGAAGCACGGCAACATGGACGATCAGACACGGTTCGTCCTTTACTTACGATTTGGAAAGCAAAAAATTCACGCTTGAAGTTGACGGTCATGTCACTGCACCCACGGCAGATGAAATGGAGGTCATGTTAGGCAAATATATTCGTTATGACACCGATGACGAATATCTCTATTACATTCCGGAAGATGCTACATTTACCGACATCAGAACTACCAGTGACACTAGGAGCGTTGAAATCAGCAAGGCAACTAAGCTGAAATTCCCGGAATGCTTCGGTTATGCTGCGGCAAAAGCAGATGATACATACCCGGAAAACGGCGAACACACCGACGGTTACTGGTATGTGTATCATAAGCAGTTAGGCGATTAAAAGCCCGACACCTCAAACAAAAGGGGTGATTCCAATGGGCTATTAAACTGACAGGGCGGCGAATGCTGCCCTGTTTTCTGTTAGAACATCAATATTTCACGTTTTATGAAAGGGAAAATCAATATGTCTACCAATTTTGTTCCTGCGATGTCCACTGATGAAATCGGCGTTGGTACAAGCGATGTTTGCCTGACCGATTATCTGGATGCAATGGAAACCGATGTTTCCGACAAGGCAGCTTCCGACCATTCTCATTCCGATCTGGAAGCCGCAATCGAGGGTCTGGAAGATGGCAAGGCCGAATCTGTCCACACTCATGCAATGTCTGATGTCGTTGGTCTGAATGATGCGCTGACCGAAATGGAAGAAGCTATTGTAGCTATTCAGAACGGCGGCGGCTCTGCTACCGTTGCGCCCATGCTGGTTGCGTCCATGCACCTCGGCAAGCTGGACAACAACAGCGGTGCAGAAAATGCAAGTTCTACCCGCATCTGCTCCGATCCCATCGCCGTCGAACCCGGTCAGTCCTACTGGCAGGTCAACGACAAGGCGGTGAATATGTATGTTCTGCTGTACGATGCGGACGAACTGTTCCTTGAATACATGGGCAACTTTGCATCCGGCGCAGAAATTCCCGTTACCAATGAAAATGCGGCCTATATGCGTCTGGGTTCCCTGCTGGGCGAATATGACCTGACCAACGAATTCCGCATCTATGATGTCGATCCCGAATCTGGCGGTTCTACCACTGAAGCGGTTGACGCTTACACCAAGGAAGAAGCAGACGAACGTTTTGCGGCGGCTGCACACACCCACGATGGCTATGCTTCCACCGATCATACCCACGAAGGTTATGCGCCCAGCGTTCACACCCATACCGCTGCAGATATCACCGGCCTTCCTTCTTCTGTTGATGCGTACAGTAAGACCGAAGCCGACAACAGATTCGCAACCGCAAGTCATACCCACACTGGCTACGCAACAGCGGATCATGCCCATTCCGACTACATGACCGAAAACGAAGCTGTTGACGCTTTCGCTGGCATCAACCACACCCACAGCGGTTATGCGGCAACCAACCACAGCCACACCGAATATGCGGCGTCTGGTCACAGCCACACTCCCGCTTCCATCGGTGCGGCATCCTACTTCCATGAACACGATTACGCTTCCACTGGTCACAGCCACACTCCTGCATCTGTTGGCGCAGTCCCCGCAACTGGCGGCACTTTCACGGGTGAAGTCGAAATCCCCTATGGTCTGGGCACTGGTTCCGTTTATCCGTTCGACAGCGGTTCCTACAGCATCGGCAGTTCCGACAATCGATACTACAGCACCTATCTGCGTGTAAATCCCAATGTGTCCTCTGACCGCCGTTGCAAGCGTGACATTGCCGACCTGAATGAAGCTAGACTGGCTGAGTTCGTGAAGCGCCTGCCTGTTGTTTCCTACAACTACACCGACGATGCAGCAGACGAAGAAAAGAAGATCGGCGTTATTGCACAGGAAGTCATTGCCGCCGATCCCGAGATTGCAAAGTTCTTTGTCGAACAGGACAAGAAGGGCTTCTACAGCCTGCGCCCCGCTGATCTTGTATTCCCCCTGATCGCTGCTGTTCAGGAACTCAGCAAGAAGGTTGCAATGCTGGAAGGCTGAGAGTAAAAGACCAAAGGGGTGAACCCAATGCACATCGTTATCACATGGCAGAGTTTCATTACCGCCGCCGCTTTTTGCGGCGCGGTTGTTGCTCTTGTCACCTATTTCACTAAGGTTGTCCGATGGATGGACAATCAGTCGAAGCAGGACGAAGACATCGAAAAGTTAAAGCGACACCACGAAGAAGACCTCGCGGCTGTCCGCGAAGAACAGACGTTACTTGTCTATGGTGTTCTGGCCTGTCTGAAGGGCTTGAGTGAACAAGGCTGCAACGGCCCTGTTACAGAAGCGATTCGCAAGTATGAAAAATATCTAAACCAAAAGGCTCATGAATAAGAAAGGGTGGTTATAATGAGAAACAAAGAACACATCATCAGATGGGGCAAGGCCGCTGTCGTTCGTGCGCTGAAGACTTGCGCTCAGACCGCCGTTGCAACCATCGGCACTTCTGCCGTCATGGGCGGCGTTGACTGGCTGGCTGTTGGCTCTGCTTCTCTGCTGGCTGGCATCCTGTCCATTCTGACCTCTATTGCGGGTCTGCCTGAAGTGACCGCAGAATAAACAACGATAAAGGGTAATCGGCTTCTTCGGTCGGTTGCCCTTTGTTTTTATTTGATATAGGAAAGAGGGGAACGACTTTGAAAATCGTCGAATCCATTTTGACAAAAAATCCTTGCTATAATGCGGGGCGCAAGATCGCGGTCAAGGGGCTTATGCTCCACAGCATCGGTTGCCCGCAGCCTTCCGCAACAGTTTTCGTGAAGAACTGGAATATGGCAAGCTACGGTTCGGCCTGTGTCCATGCTTTCATTGACGCAAACGACGGCACAATCTATCAGACATTGCCGTGGAACCGTCGGGGCTGGCACGGCGGCGGCGGCTCCAACAATACACATATCGGCGTTGAAATGTGTGAGCCTGATTGCATCAAATACACGGGCGGTTCTTCTTTCGTCTGCTCCAACACCGCAAAGGCAAAGGAAATGACAAAGCGAACCTATGAAGCCGCCGTCGAACTGTTCGCCCATCTGTGCAAGGAATTCGGCCTTGATCCGCTGGCAGACGGCGTTATTATTAGCCATAGGGAAGGCCACAAACGCGGCATTGCTTCCAATCACGGCGATCCTGAACACCTGTGGAACGGTCTGGGCATGGGCTACACCATGAACACCTTCCGACGGGCTGTCAAGGCAGCTATGGGCGGCGAAACTTCCAACGGTGTCACAGTTCCCGGTTCTTCCGATTCGGCTTCCACGGCAACACAGGGCGGCTATCTGGTCAAGATCACCGCTTCCGTGCTGAATGTCCGTGCCGGGGCTGGCATTGACTACGCCGTAAACACGCAGATCAAGAATGGCGAGGTTTACACCATCGTTGCAGAGCAGAACGGCTGGGGAAAACTCAAGAGCGGTTCCGGTTGGGTCAGTCTGAAATACACCATCAAAATTTAATATGGCAAAACGAAGCGGGGAGGGCTTATGCCTTCCCCGCTTTTTTATTTGCCGAAATTGTCCTTGCAAAGTCCATGATAATCTGATATTATAGCCAAACATGGAGTATATCGTCTCAAAATACCCCACAAAAACCCCCGTTCTGATTTGCGGTATCAGAGCGGGGGTTTTTCTATTTATTCGGCGTTCAACAATTCCGGGTTGTCGTGGATGTTGCCGAGGACCTCAATGCAATGTTGCGGGAATGAAATTTCATCATCTGCAAAAGAAGCAAAAGCTATATCGCATTCTCGTTCAAGTTCTTCAGATTCAAACACAAAAGCACCGCTCACGAAAGCAACCCTACCAACAATGGCGGTGCGTATATTCATCTGATACTTCAAAATATCCCCTTCAAAAATCTTCTTGCCGTTCTTATCGGTCAACCCGGTAAACTGACCCACGGTTGCGGGATCAACTTTATCAATGATGTTGTAAAGAGAAATAAACAGATCATCGTTATACCATCCGGGGTGTATGATATATGTGTTGCTTTGTGTCTGCACCAAAAAGCCTTCAACCCATTTGCCGGAATCCGTTGAAAACCCCCTGAACAAAATTTCACGCATCTTCACCGCCCCTTTCCATATCAGCCCGGATCAGGGCTTTGATATAGGTCTGCTTCTTCGGCTGTTTCTGAAGGTGTTCCCACAGTTCCAAATCTGTGGGCGGGAAGTCAACCGTGAACCGCTTGACTTTTGTCTTGTACTTGTCTAACGCCCGTTGCTGGGCGGCACTTATTTTCTTTTCGCTCATTCTGCATCATCCTTTCTTACGGTGGGCGGGTTGCCCCGCCCGATTGCTTTACCAGATGCGGTGGACATCCTGATAATTATAAATTTCGGTGCATTCCCAAACTTCGGTATTCCTGCCGGGGAATTCCTTCTTCATGCGCTTCCGGGCGGTTTCTTCGGAAATGGCACGGTAACAAACCTTCTTGCCGTCATCGGTGGTGAATTCAAAGCCCTTGTAATGCTTACCGCGTACGCCGCTGTTCTTCAGCCGTCCTTCCCGGATGATTACTTTAATGGTGGGATCGCCGTGGGCATTTCCACGGGAATCTTCATGACGGTCAAAAGAACCGATGATCGTTTCACAGTCGGAATAGTGTTCCTTGTACTGGCGATATGGCATTTCCCAGATGATGTCGTTCTTGCCGATGGAGGCTTGTTGGGCTTCGATCTTATCTTGCTGGATTTCGGCGGCGGTTTTCGCCCGCTCGATCAGTTTGAACTTGCACCGGGTAACGGCGGTCTGTTCGGTATCCTTGTAAACGCCGTGTTCCTTCACAGTGCCAGTCAGTTCAACAACAGAACCGACGGGGATGAATTCACAATCGCCTTTGCGGTTGGGATTTTCCGTGCCATCGTTGATGTATTCAACGGGGTTGGTGGACTTCCACACAATGATGTTACCTTCGAAATCTTCAAAGGTGTGGATGTAGTGGGTTGTGCCGTAATAGCTGAACTTGTAGTCCGTATAATCGAAGGACTTCTTGAAGGTGACAGCGATTTTCAAACGCTTGCCGATTTCGCCGATGTATGCCATGGTGGGACTTCCTTTCTGCATTTTGGGGATTGGGTGGCGTGTTGTTCTTTATGGCCATATTATATACCCACGGGTATATAAATTCAAGATGGGATATTTCACAAATATCTAACCCGAAAGTGGTGCAATATGTACAAAGCGCAAAAACGCATACGCTGGAAGCATTAGGGTATCTTTTGCTTATCTTTTGAATATCGCCGCATTTTCAAAAGATAAGCACCGCCAGACGTTCCCCGGCGGTGCTTCTAGTTTTACTTAGTTTTTGATTGCATCAAGCATTTCTTCTATCGTTACCGCTCTTATCAGATGCAGCAATCGCTCCTGTCTGTCCTCTGACTGATCGTGCAATTCATATGCTTCGGATAGTTCCATTTCTAGGTGTGATATGATTTCTTCAACTGTTTTCATTTGCGGTTGCTCCTGTCCGTTTTGGTGTAAAAGCCCGTAAAATCAAGGCTTTTATAGATACACCCCTTGTGTATGCTTACAAACTAGCTTACACATGAGGTGCATCAAGGGTAAAAAAATTATAGCCGTAGCGTTACTACGATTTCAAAGGGGTCTGACCCTGCTCTGTTGCTCTTTCGACTTGGTGACGGATCGCTTGGCTGACCGTGGTATTCTATTTTATCGACAATGGCTTTTAACACCTTGTTTTTGTCGTTTGCCGTTGCCGCGTCATCCTTCAGAATGTCAATGGCTGATCTCAGCACTTCCACCCGTTCTGCATAGTCCACGGATTCCGGAAGGGACGATTTTGCCTTAAAGATTGCCGCTTTACATTCCTCCATTTTCTGTCTCAATTCCGCGTTTCGGCGGTTGAATACCTCTTGTGAATAGTTCGGGTTTGTTTCCAGCAGTTCAAACTGTCTGTCCTCTTGCGCCCGATAGTCATCCATCTGCTTTTCTAGTTTTGCTAATAGCTTGCGCTGGATTTCATGGGCATTGCCGTCCCCGTTTTTTGCCTTGATTTCAAGGGCTGGCAGTTCCGACTGTTCCAATGCTACAATTACCGCGTCCAACATTGCTTCCACCTTCACGGACTTATAACACAGCGGCTTCGACTTGCAAGTGTACCGTGGAAATGCTTTTTGTGTTCGGTGGTACTTCAAAGCCAGTCCGCACTTTCCACAAACAAGGATGCCGCTCAACGGGTTCACCAACTCCCGCTTTGTATTAATCCGTGGATGCCGTGACGATAGTTTCTTAGCGGCTTCCCATGTTTCGCGGTCAATAATGGCTTTGTGCTTGCCCTCTGCGATTATGATTTCTTCGTCTGGTTGATGTATGCGGCGTGTGACGATTTCGCCGTTTTCAAGCATCTGCGTTTCCTTGTACTGGTTGAATACGACATACCCGGCATAATGGGCATTTCGCAACATACTGCGGATCGTGTCCCGTGTCCACTTTTCATCACGCGGCGCATGGATTCCCATTTCATTCAATCGGCGGGCGATGCGGTACGGTGTCAAATCCTCTTTTACATACAGTTCAAAGACATGGCGCACGACATCGGCCTGATCCTCGATGATCTCAAGCGTGTGGTCTTTGCCGATCTTGATTTTTTTGAAACCGTACGGCGCAATCGTGGCGATATAGCACCCTCGCTTACAAGCGGCAACCCGTCCACGCCACAGGATTGATTTTGTGTACTCCAAGAATTCGTTTGATCGCAGTAGTTCGTCTTGGAAAAATTTCCGCTCCATCTTATTTTCAAGGTCGTATGTCATGTATGGCGTTACAACCAGCGTTTTAGAAAAACGAAATTTGTCTATTATCTCAGAACAATCGCGGAGCGAGCCGCGGGACAATCTGGATGGTTCGATGACGATACAACCCAAAATGTTCGGGTCTTCCAGACGAGCAAGCACCTTTTGAATTTCGCTTCTCTCGGAAATCGATTCCCCTGATTTTACCTCCCGATATATATTGTCTTCCGGGATTCTGCCGCCCAGTTCCTTCTCTGCCCATTCCTGCAGCATTGTTTCGTGCTTTGCAAGAACTTCTTCGACTGTTTCGTTTGGATCATCTTGCCGGGATTTCCTTAGATAGATAATCCATTGTAGCAACTGTATTACCGTCATGTTTATTTCCTCCTTTTTCCGACTGTTTTTTCTTTCAATTTCGACTATAATATAAAACATAGACGGTTCCGAAATATTTGATTATAATAATTTTTAGGAACGCTTGTTCTGTACTATGATTAGATTTACTTGCCCCGGCGAGGGTGTAGCACTAATCCCAAAAGGAGTGCTTAAATTGAAAGAAGAATACATACAACAGATTGTTGAACTTCTGCGAATGTGTAACGATATTCCGTTGCTTGACCTTATTCTTAAACTACTTCAAAAAAGCCAATAGGCTTGATAATTTGTCGGAATCCATTTCGTATAATGATTCGACAGCTTCCATAAAAATATCATCAGTTCTTAATCTTATGACGATATCCGAAAGGGTATCGTTTTTTTGTTGCATTTCTGTCGGGCTTATGCGCTCCATTGGAACGTCACAACCCCACAGCCACATTTCAGCAACATTCAAGGCGATCGCCAGCTTATTGACCGCCATCTGCTTCGGCTCAAACCGTCCGGAAAGATAGCGGGAAAGCGTCCCTTTGCTGATCCCCGTTTCCCTAACTAAATCCGCTTGTGTTTTGCAAGCTACGGACATAGCCTCCCGCATTCGAGACGCTACGCTTGCAACGCGCTCATATTTTTCCATTGTTTTTCACCTCCTTGTCGATAGGAAAATCGTACCACACAACTTTCTAAAAAACAACAATTAATTACCGAACGCAGAAAAAAGTTTCGTAAAAGAAAGAAAAATCTATTGACATTTAGAAAATCGTTGCTATAATAGCCATGTAAGTTTCGTTAAGGAAACACGCGGAAAGCGAGGTGAACGGAGTGAGTTATGCGAAGTTAAAAGGCCGCATCGTTGAGAAGTTCGGAACGCAGGGGGCTTTTGCCACCGCTATGGGATGGCGTGAAGCCCTCCTGAGTGCCAAACTGAACAACAAAAGCGAATGGTCTTTCATGGAAGTTATGAAGGCTTGCGGGTTGCTTGAAATCCCTCTGAGCGAAGCGCATTTGCATTTTTTTTGCGCTAAGAGTTTCGATAACGAAACAAAGTAACAGGAGGACGGCATGAAAAGCACTACTTACATAAGTAAGACCCTGAGTCACAGGAATGTGACCATCACCATTCGCCGCCCTGTTATGGATGACGGCGAAAGAGAGAAACGGGCGAAACAGATAGTGGACGGGCTGGGTCACAGCTTGCGCGGCTATCTCGAAAGATGCTCATGCAAAAACTGAAGAAAGAAGGAAAACGAAATGATCGATGGTATCTGCGGCCTCGGAGTGGCCTGCATCACGGTTTTTAATTTGGCTAGTGCTGCGTTCTGCCTCGTCAAGGTCGAGAGCGACAGACGCAAAGAGGACGATCAGGAACGCCGGATCGGCAAAGCCCTGAAAAAGAACAAGGCCCTGAAGGCTGAGCTGGAAGCGAAAGAAAAGGAACTGTGGAAGGCGAGAAGCGAAGCCAAAACAGCAAGACACCTTGCGGCGATTGAGTACGAAGCGGAGATTTCCCGGCTTCGGGATGAACTTGCGGAGAGTAAGCGCAAGTGCGACAATTTTGAAGTCATGCTTGAACAGAAATGGAAGGAAGCGAAAGAATGAAAGTTTTAAGTTTGTTTGATGGCATCAGTTGCGGAATGGTCGCACTTGAACGGGCTGGAATCCCCGTTGAAAGATATGTTGCCTACGAAATCGAACCGAACGCAATCAAGATCAGCATGGGGAACTGGCCTGAAATTGAACACCGTGGTGACGTATTCGACGCCGACTTCACGGAATTTTTCGGCTTTGATGCCGTTATTGCAGGAAGCCCGTGTACTTTTTGGAGTGCCGCAAAATGCCCGCAGGCTGTTCAAAAGAGAGAGATTGAACCAAACGGCGAGGGGTGGCTTCTGTTTATGAAGTTTGTCGAGGCCGTCCGGACGGTGAAACCGAAGTACTTCCTATATGAGAACAACCACAGAATCCCGCCCGCAATTAAATCGGCGATAACGGAAAAACTTGGCGTTGATCCGATTACGATTGACAGTGCGCTTGTTTCGGCGCAACGGCGTTTGCGTACATATTGGACAAACATCCCAAATGTCACACAGCCGGAAGATCGTGGGATTGTGTTCCGGGACATTGCTGTATTCGGTGAACAGTACGAACGCTATTTTGATGACAGAATGCGCCGCACACTGAAGCCTACATCATACGGTTTCAAATATGACCTCGGCGGCAAAGGATACTACCCGCAGCAAGACAGACTTTATTTTTTGGACGGGAAAGCACCGACCGTTCCACGCTGTCGGACGGAAACAAAATTCAATGCCTATTTGGGCGGCGAAAAATACAAAATCACTTGCCCGATCGAGTGCGAACGCTTGCAAACGTTGCCGGACAATTATACAAACTTTGTCCCAAAAACAAGACGATTTGAAGCAATCGGCAACGGTTGGACTGTTGATGTCATTGCCCATATTTTCAAAGGATTAAAGGACGGTGAAACAAATGATTAACAGAACGGATGATCCGAATGCAGACTTTGACAGATGGGATGCCGAACAGGAAAGGCAGCTTGCAGAATTGCCCGTTTGTGATTGCTGTGACAATCCGATTCAGGATGATCACTATTATCAGATAAACGGTGACAACATCTGCCCGGACTGTTTAGAAAACTATTACCGAAAGGAAGTTGACCTGTGATTGAGAAAGTTAAAACAGCCAATCACGAAGAATGGCTGAAGTTACGAAGCCAGTATATCGGCGGCAGCGATGCGGCGGCGGTTGTTGGGCTGAATGCCTATTCTTCCCCGTATAGCCTTTGGGCTGAAAAGACCGGGCGTGTCCCTGGATTCGCCGGAAACCTTGCCTGTGAGGTCGGCACATACCTTGAAGAATTCGTTGCTCAGAAGTTTGCACAGGAAACCGGGAAGAAGGTCAGGAGGTGCAATCTGTCCTTCCTGAATTCCGATTATCCCTTTGCAATCGCAAATATCGATCGTGAAGTCATCGGTGAAGATGCTGGACTTGAGATCAAGACCACGGACAGCCTGAACCTGAAGAAGTTCAAGGGCGGCGAATACCCGGCAAACTATTATTGTCAGATGGTTCATTATCTGGCAGTGACCGGAAAAAAGCGGTGGTATCTGGCTGTTCTGATCGGCAATAAAGAATTCAAGTGGTTCACCCTTGAGCGGGACGAAGCTGAGATTGCAGCCCTGATGACCGCAGAATCGGCGTTTTGGGAGCTGGTGAAAACGGACACGCCCCCGGTGGTTGACGGCGCACAGGCAACGTCTGAAGCCCTGAAGACCATTTATGCCGAAAGTGACGATTCTGTTTGCGATCTGACCGCATTCAGCGCAAACCTTCATCAGTACATAGCTTTGAAAAAGCAAATCAAGGAACTTGAAGAACTGGCTGACAAATGCGCCAACGAAATCAAGGAATTCATGGGTGCATCCGGTGGCGGCGAATGTGACGGCTACAAAGTTTCTTGGAAATCCCAGACCCGGCGCACATTCGACAGCAAGCAGTTTGCAAAGGGAAACCCGGATGTTGATTTGTCCGGCTACTACAAAACATCGGATTCACGGGTGTTCCGTGTGTCTGAAATAAATTAAAAGGAGAATACCGCAATGGCAGGAAAAATTCAGAATCAGGTTGCAATGAAAGCACCCGAACAGAAATCCATGCAGCAGTACATCAAGAGCATGGAAGGCGAGATCAAGAAGGCACTCCCGTCCGTTATCACCCCGGAACGATTCACCCGGATCATGCTTTCAGCACTTTCCGTGAATCCCAAACTCGGAAGCTGTACCCCCGCAAGTTTTCTGGGGGCAATGATGACCAGCGCACAGTTGGGCATGGAAGTCAACACACCACTCGGTCAGGCTTATGTCCTGCCCTACATGAACAAGGGCGTTATGGAAGCACAGTTCCAGCTTGGATATAAAGGTCTGATCGACCTTGCATACCGTTCCGGCGAAGTCGAAGTCATTCAGGCTCATGTTGTCTATGCCAACGATGAATTTGAATGCGAATACGGGCTTGATCCGAAACTGTCCCACAAACCCGCAAGCGGTGACCGTGGCGAAGCCGTGAAGGTTTATGCCGTATTCAAGACCAAGAGCGGCGGCTTCGGCTTTGAGGTAATGAGCATGGACGATGTGCGGAAACACGCCGCAAAGTACAGCAAAGCATACAACAGCGGATTCAGCCCGTGGAAGACCAACTTTGAAGAAATGGCAAAAAAGACCGTGCTGAAGCGTGTTCTGAAGTATGCCCCGCTGAAGTCTGATTTCGTCCGTGCGGCGGTGCAGGATGAAGTCATCAAGAACGAGATTTCCGATGATATGTATTCCGTGCCGAATGAAACCATCATCGAAGCCGAATATGCTGATATCGTTGTTGACGAAGCAACGGGGGAAGTCATCGAAGGCGGTGAAACGGCATGACGGCACTTCTGATTATCTGCGGCATTCTGGTCACGGCGTTGTTTGTTGCGCCTGTGATTGCCTACTTTGTGAAATCCCGCAGGATCGAGAAAAAACACAAGAAAATCGTTGATGATTTCTTCAAAGATTATAAGTTTTAAACGGAGAAAGGAACAAAAATGAAACTGGACAAATTTTGGAACGGCCTGAAGCGGATTGCAAATGGTGACTATGTACTGGAAGGCAATCTGATCTGCGAAGAAGACCTCGAAATCGAACTGGATGACCGCCTTGTTGTCAAGGGCAAAATCGAGGTCAAAAAGAGCATCAATGCTGGCTGTGGCATCAATGCTGGCTGTGGCATCAATGCTGGCTGGGGCATCAATGCTGGCGAAGGCATCAATGCTGGCTGTGGCATCAAGGCTGGCTGGGGCATCAATGCTGGCTGTGGCATCAATGCTGGCGAAGGCATCAATGCTGGCTGTGGCATCAAGGCTGGCTGGGGCATCAATGCTGGC